GAACTGATTGAAAAAATAAACAACGACCTTAAATTAATCTATCAACCAACTAATTAAGTTATGCAAGCTAAAACAGAACAAACAAAGAAATTCATGGGCAATACAGCCCTATGGTTTTACGACAGAAGTATTTATGATGATGCCTTGACTAGTGGTGTCATTGAAGATAAACAGGGCAAACTTCTTGCGGAGTGGCAAGAGAAGCCTAACCTTGACATTGATACCATTGCAAAGAAACCTGTTAGGTTTATGTTGTGTGCATTGGGTGTTAGAGAGTGGAGAGATACAATGTTATGGAGACGTGCGTATGAGGAAGGAATGAGGTTTGAGACCCCCGACCCAATGACGTTATCAGAAATATCAGACGATGGATTGTATGATATTTTTTGGTATTATGTAGGACTCGTTGAGTCATTTGCATCTACACCTTGGGGTTATCACTTCCAACAAGAAATAGAACTAAGAGAAAACGGTTATGAATAAGTTAAAAGTCTATCGTAGAGATTCAAGACACCTTAAAGGTAAGGACTTGAAGATTGCATTGTCTCGTCGTATTACAAGTGAGACAGCACAACTTAATTACTTAATGGCTAACAGACCTAAGTCAAACGAAACAACCGAGCAACTATACCTACTTTCTCAATTGAGAAGTTGGAGACAGTCACTCGACTGATGATAGTGTAAAAGAATAAAACATGAAAGAACTAGTAGAAATTTACCGAGCATCGTGCCACGAAACATTTTATTCATACGATACTGTGATTAAAAAGCACGTGGACAACAATACCAAATTCAAAATGACTTATGAAGCAAGCAATGCTGTTGAAATATTTTCAGGATATCAATTAGTAAATGGCAAGTGGGAAAAGTTATTTGACATGCAAGACCTAGAAGAAATACCCGACAGATCAATGTACACAAAAGGCACAAAAGAAAGATTGCAGAAGGCTAACAATTTGTTCAACAGAGGTATGTTTTTATTTTTGGTTATTAATTCATAAATTATGAAAACAATAACATTATTCATTATCTTAGCGTCCTTTCAAAATCAAGATGGCACGTATCGTTACGCAGTAAAAGACACGTGTGGAAAGACATATCATCTTATGATGACGGAACACAAAAATGTAGGAGACACAATTAAACTAAACCAATAAACTGATGACACCGAAAGAAAAAGCAATTGAGTTGATTGAAATATACAGAAACGAAATAATATCTTTTCTGAATGATTTTATGAAAAAACAAAACGCAAAAAAATGCGCACTAATAACCGTCGACGAAATACTAAACAACACTGGTTGCGGATGTTGCAATCAATCAGAAAAAAACTATTGGAATCAAGTAAAACAAGAAATTGAAAACTATGACACCCGAACAGGAAGCCAAGCACTTATACAATGAGATGTTGTATATGTACCCAGACCCCATCGATGAGCAGATAGCACGTTATTGCTCTATCTTGGCAATCAAGAAAGTAATTGAGGCCCTAAAATCACACGAGTGGCAAAACAGAAATGAGATTGCACACTACGAACAAGTAAAACATTACCTAACATTCCACATATAATACATATGATAAATAAAGAAGATTTAATTCACATGGGCTTTGAGTCTATGGTTTTTGATGACTATGAGTTTATGCGACTCAAGATTACAGATTATGACTACCTTATTGGTGACATCAACGAAATGGGGGTAATGCAAGTACAGGTTGGTGATATGGATATTTTTATATCTGAGGCCTCAGACCTAAAACAACTTATCGAAATATTTAACAATTCAAACAAATCAAACAATGACAAAATCTAAAAGAGTATTGGACAAACCAACAGCAGACAAATTAGAAAAGATTCACTCACAATTAGAATCTTATTTCGGTGTATCAAAAGAAACCTACACAAGTACACAGGTAACAAACATGGTTATCATACGCAACATCGGTTGCTATGTATCTCTTGAGTTAGAGAAAATCAATCAAGACCTCGTAGCACAATCCTTTGGTCGCGACAGAACAACTATGTACCACATGCTTAGAACCGTAGATTGCTGGCTTGATCTTCCCGCACAATATCCAAACGAGTACACAATGCTCACAGGATTTATCTCTGCATACAAAGGTCATGTAGATAAAGAACTGCGTGTGTACTTGGTTGACGATGAAGATGATGATGAGATGACAGACGAAGAGTTCATGCTAAATGCTGAGGCTGTTGGTAAAGTCTACTCACTTACTGGCTTTCAAGAAGCCTATAATAATCGTGAGTTTGTATTCACTCAATATTCAATCAGAATCATAGGAGTATAAAATGAAAAGATTAGATATCAACCAACGCAAACAACTTATTGCTTTACTTGTGCATCATATGATGTACTCTGACGATAAGTATGCCCATATCCTTGCTATGTTGGATAGATGGGAGAGTGAGACCCCAAGCCAGGGATTTGATTTTACATTCGATGAGTTTAAAGAAAAAAGAATTGTTAGAAACAGAAAGAAGTAATATATTTGTGCCATGTACTTGATGACAATAGTCTTTGTTGAGAATACGGTAACGTGGACATCAACAGCAGTAAGTGACACAATGTTTAGATATTACTACATTTATAACGATTTATATGAAGACGATTAAACAACTTTGGGCTCATGTTGAAAAATTTGCAGAAGAGCATCCTTTCGCAGCATCTATGTCAATAACATTTATAATTTGGCTATCGCTAATTTATATTATGTTATTTTAATAAAAAAGATTATGGTATTAAAAATTAATGACGACCTTCAATTGGTTCGGTACAGAGATATGACCAAAGGTTTTTGGGTATCTGTTTTGATTAACATTTTATTGGGTTCAGGCTTGATTTACTATAGCCAACTTCCAGAAAAGATTCTCTACATAACTCACACTAAAACAGTTGAGGCAGTTGCAGAACAAGACGTCAAACTCACAGACTCAGGCATAACAGCCGAATTAACTAAGAACGGTGCAGTGTTAGCAGCAATGGCATGTGCACAATCTAAGATAGAAAGTAATCACGGCAAGTCTAATGTGGGACAACAGGCAAAAAATTTATTTGGAATTACGTACCACAATTGTAAATTTGTAGCCGGAAAGCATAGGATGTACGCAAAATACAACACGTATCGAGATTGTATTAAGTGCTACATTCACATACAAAACAGATATCTAAATAAGATTGACGGTTCGTATGCTTCCGACCCACGATATGTTCAAACACTAAAGTCAGTAAAATGAATATCATGATCAAAAGCACGTATGATTGGTTGTTGCACTTCAACCCATACAATCAAATGTGGAATATGTTCCACCGTGAAGATACCGTTGCGTATTGGAACGCAGAGGAGTTTAAGCATCCTCACATCAAGAGTTCATCTTTGGATACACTCAAACACATTCTTGATGAAACAAACGGACTAGAAGATAAAATAATCGAATACTTAAAAGAACACTCATGAACACAACAAACAACAAGCTAGTAGAAAAAGAAAAACTAAGCGAGAACACAGAGAATGCATTTGCCGAATTGGTCAAGTCCATCGCAAACTACAGAAAAGAAAATCTGATTGCAATTGTATCACGCTATGACCAAGAACATTTGACACGAGAAGAATTAGTTAATTTATTAGTAGCAGAAATCACAAGAATTTAATCAAAATTAAAATTAAAACAATTTAATTATTAGAAAAAGTTTATGGATAATCATATAATTATTGAGAGACGCAACCGTTATAACGATGTCATTCGTTTTGAAAAGGAAGGAAACACCGTTAAGATGACGGGCATGTATGAAATGGGTTTGCGTTTTGGATTGGCTAACGATTATGATACAGCCTATATTCATTATATGAATGGGGCCTCAGAACCTACTCTATCTCGCGAAGAGTTCGAAAGAAAGATGGAGGCAGACTATGACTTCTTCAATAAATACTCCAAGCATGTAAGGTCTAAGGAGAATGTTATTGACTTTGTAGACCCAAGTGGAGGACCATACATTGCAGTTGGTTCCAATCTTGCATACTACTTTCAATGTGAAGACAACATGATTGTAAATAAAATCGACATCAATGAAGAAGCGATTGTATTTTCTATCGATTAGACTAAAGAACTTTTGGTCTGACTTTGCCCCCTGTATTGTAGACTTTACAATCATAGGCTTATTGGGATTCTGGATATATTGGACAAGATGGAGAAAGTAAGAAAACAAAAATCAAAACACCAAACAACCATTAGTATTCCTAATGGACTGTACGATCAATTGCATCAACTTGCACACAAATTTGATTTTAGAGACGTAGATGTATTGGTGTCTGATTTAGTTTATTACTACTGCATCAAACATAGAGTTAGATTATCACGAAAGGCATTTGCCAAAAGAAAGCCTAACAAGTTAATCAACGTTACAATGACCCGAAGAAACTCCACGACATTGGCAGCATACGCCAATACAATCGGAGTAGATTACAATACGATTATGAATCAAATCATCAAATCATCAATCGGAAAATTAAAAGAAAAGCAAAATAAAAATGAAGAAAGTAGCAGCGATATACACGAGAGTGTCACACGTTGACCAAGTTGAAGACGGCTCTTCGTTAGACAATCAGTTGGAGAAACTACAAGCGTTCTGTAAGATGAATGACTACGAGATTCGTTATCAGTTCTCAGACCCAGGCGTATCAGGTAAACGATTTGAGAATCGTCCCGAGTTCATGAAGATGATTAGATTGGCTGAACAAAAGAAGATTGATGTAGTTGCCGTATACAGTCTATCTCGTTTTGGTAGGAATCTCAAAGATACTTTGAAGTGGATTGACTTCCTCGAAAAGAAAGACGTGGCATTCTACACACAAGACTTTCAAGTAGACACTCGTACATCTCATGGCAAACTGATGCTTCAAATGATTGCGGCATTTGCTGAGTTTGAATCAAATCAAAGGGGAGAACTTATCACAAGTGTTATGTCACACTTAAAGAAAGAACGCAAGGTATATTGTGGCGTTACCCCATTGGGCTTTCACAAAGTTGATGGGAAACTAATACCTGATGATAGTGAAATGAAGATAGTCAAAACAGTTTACGATTTGAGGGAGGGAGGCCTCACTTACAAAGACATAGCCCGTGAACTAAACAAACAAGGAATCAAAGGCAAGAAGGGTGGGAGAATAGAATCAACAACCATAACCAAAATACTAAGAAACAACATATATGAAGGACTCATTTGATTGGGAAAAGATATTAATCTACACGCCCAGCGGATTTATTTTTGCAATAACCGACGATGACTATCTACGCTATCGTACTGATATGCTATCAGATATAGCCAGCGATAAAATGATTTACGATGATTCGGCTAGTTATGATAAAGCATCCGAAGTAATTAGAAAATCTACTTGGATGGAATTATCAAAATACATTACCTTTGTAGACTTCCTCGAAACAAGTTCATCTGATATTTTGCAAGAAAGCATGATTAGGAGAGTACCTGAACTCGACAAGGAAAAGCACAGAACAGCCATTGTAGACAAAAGAAAAAAGTTTAGAGACCTACTAACCTAATTATGAAAGCAAGAGTAATCCAAGCCACAGTTAACAACCAAATACAATGGCGTGTTTATTATAACCAAGAGATTGTGGCAACATTTGCACAATACAATCACGCAATTTATTTTAGGGATTACCTAAACGAAAACTATTAAACTCACAATTATGAAAATTAAAGTAAAAGTAGAACTGTACGATAAAATGCTCGAAGACATGGGCATAGAAGACACAAGAGTAGTTGATATGATTCTCGAAACAGACCATATTACTGCCATCAGACCATCAGTTATTGAGGGTGAGGTCTCAGATATAGAAACATGCATATACAGTTAGCGGTGAAACATTCATTGTTAGAACACCATTCTCTTATCTCTGTAAAATATTATACAATGAGCAATAATAAACAACAAACGGCAGTGGAATATTTAGTTGAACAATTATTTCCAAAAGCATTAAGCGCAGAACAATATTATCATATTGAACAAGCCAAAGCAATGCAAAAACAACAAGCAGAACATTACGCAACTTTCATAACAAATTGTGTAATAAATAATTTACCAACTATAACTTTTAACGACTGGATTAATTTACATAACAATGAACAATAAACAAAGTAGCATTGAGTTATTCATTGACCAACTTGAAGAAAAGGGAAAAGCCTACGAAGAAACCGTAGGAGTCAGAACTGTTAATATATGTATTGACGTAAGCGAGTACATGGAGTTAAAACAACAAGCCAAAGCAATGCACAGGGAAGAGATTAACGATGCATATTGGCTTGGATATGGAGACCATCAAACACAAGACATCCATGATTTAGATGAGATATTTGAGTATATTTTTGGAGGTAACAATGAGCAAAACTAAACAAATAAAAATACCAATGAGATTAGCAGAAGAAAATATTTTACAGACCGATGACTTTAAATATAAGTTAGTCCGTGAACAGGATGGTCTTACTAAAAAATCAAAAGAAGTAATGTGGTTGGAGTGGAATGAAACAGGTAAGTTCAAAGACAGACATAGCGAACCCGAAGTAGGGCGTTGCTTATTGATGTCCCCATTTAACGATACGTTTACTTGGATGACTACAGACATCACAGAGATAATAGAACAAGAAGAGAATTACGTTAAGTTCAAAACCAAAAACAGCACCTATACATTATGGTACGAGTAACAAGAGAACAAAAGCGACAACAAGCAGTAATAGATATCATTAATCAGATGTTTGTTATTGCAGGTCATGAAGTCACTTATGATGACATTAAAGACCGTAAAGATGATTGGTTTACTGATTGGACTATGACGGTTGCTCAATCAGAAGAATGGAGAGAGTGGGGTATAGCCTACTTACGCAAAAATCTAAGAATGAATAAAACATTAGCAGAAAAAGAGATGACTTGGTTCAACTTACAGTGGGGCCTCAAATACTCAGATTACAACATTTAAAACTAAAACCAAACGATGAAAAACGAAGACTATCAAATCATTAAGTTAATCCTTAAAGGATTGATTGAGAAGCAAACAAATGGAGAGTGGTCTTATTTAGATGACTTGTTTTATTCTTTGTCTGAAAAGATTGAAGAGAGTGAGACCCCATCTAAAAGATTCCAACCTCCAACAATGGAAGAGATTGCACTCTACCTAAACTCATTAAACGTATTAAACCCACAACAAGAAGCAGAGAAGTTTTGGAACTTCTATGAATCAAAAGGTTGGATGATCGGTAAGAATAAAATGAAAAGCTGGAAAGCAGCAATCAAGACTTGGAAGTTCCCCGTGAGAGGACAAAAAGGACTTATTTTCTAAACAATGAGTTACCAATCCGAACTAACAAAGGCTGGCATTGACACGAAAGGTCACTTCAGTGGGATCATCAAGACACAATGTCCTTGGTGTTCTCATACAAGGAAGAAGGCCTCAGACCCCTCACTCTCTGTAAACATAGACGAGGGACTATTCAAGTGTCACCATTGTCAAAAGAAAGGTTCTGTAGCAAACGTAAAACAATACACAAAGCCAGAACCTAAAACAGATGCACCCGATAGCAGAGTGACTAAATACTTCGAGTCTAGAGGCATTTCACAGGAAACTGTAGATGCCTTTGGTGTCTCGATGTCAGTTGAGTGGATGCCACAAGATGAGCAGAAACACAAGGTCATTTGTTTTAATTACTATGACGGAGACGAATTAGTAAACATAAAATTCAAAACATCAGACAAGAAGTTCAAGATGGTGAGTGGAGCAAAGAAGATTCCCTACAACTTGAACAGAATCAAAGATAGTAGTGAGATTATTATCTGTGAGGGAGAAGAAGAAGCAATGGTATGGTATCAAGCAGGATACCCATTCGCTGTCTCTTGTCCCAACGGAGCAAGTAAAGGAGTTAACAATTTACAATGGTTAGATGATACGTATTCTTATTTTGAAAACAAAAAGATTATTCTCGCGACTGATAATGATGGTCCGGGACAAAAACTCAAGGAGGACCTTGCGAGACGCTTTGATCAATCAAATGTTTTTGTAATTCACTTTCCTGAAGATGCCAAGGATGCTAACGATGTACTCAAGGCTCATGGAGTAGAAGCCATTAAGAGATTATATTCTGAGGCCCAACCCATTCCAATCAAGGAAATAGCAGAAGTAGGTGACTTTATAGACCTCATCGAACTTTATCAGAGTGAGGGATTTCCAATCGGATGTAAGGTTAATATGCCTGAGACCGACAGACACTTGAGTTGGAACAAAGGAGAACTCGTAGTGGTTTCAGGAATCCCTTCTTTTGGAAAAACAACGTGGTTGGATTACACTTATGTTAGGCTTTCTCAAATACATGGTTGGAAGTTTGGAATTTTCTCTCCTGAGAACATGGCTCCATTGAAAATAACAAGACTCGCTGAACAACTCAGCGGTAAGCCTGTTACAAAAATGAATAGAGCTGAGGTAAGAAGAATGACCGATATGCTCAAGAAACACTTTTATTTCTACAACACGGAAAAGATGGAAGACTTCTCACTTCCTGCGCTGTTGGATACAGCCAAGACAATGATTAAGAGATATGGGATAGACTGTTTATGTCTTGACCCTTTCAACTATATTGACAACCCAAGCAAAGAAGAAAGTACTCACGATAGAGCCGGTGATTTGCTGAGAGAACTGAAGAAGTTTGCAGTACACAACGACATCAATGTTACTCTTGTGGCTCACCCGAGAAAACAAGATAAGTCTGGAGGTCAATATGTTGTTCCTAAAATGTACGATATTGCACAATCTTCACATTTCTATAACGTACCTGATGTTGGGATTATTGTTCACAGAACATTTGTAGACGGTGTGAATGACCCAGTTGAAGTATTTATTCAGAAGATTAAACATCACTTTAGAGGACAACTCGGGTCAATAGAATATCAATTTGATAGAGCAACAGGTAGATATACAGAGAATGGAAGATTTGACGACCTTCTTGCATATTCAGAAAAACAATGGGAAACAGATTTTGGGGCCTCACTTAAAACAATCGACGACTAAAATGAAAACAGTAATCTATGATATTGAGACAATGAGGAACTTCTTTTCCTATACGGATATAGAAGAGGATTCTGAGACCCCAACCGTATTCACAATCTCTCCTTGGAATAACGATACGGAAAAATTAGTAGAGTATCTTGACCAAGCAATGACAATGGTTGGATTCAACAACATCGGATTTGATGCTGTTGTATTGGACCACATCATTGACAACAAGGATAGATACAAGGATATGCCAGGACACAACGTAGCATATTCGATTTACATATTTGTTCAACAGTTTATCACAAAAGAAGATAACGAGAAGCCACGAACAAAGATGAAGAATCAGCTCGACCTTTATCTCATCAACCACTACAACAACAAGGCAAGGAGAACATCCCTTAAATCACTACAAGTTGCTATGGGTTGGTACAACGTACAGGAGATGCCCATCAGTCACGAGCAGGAAATTACCGAAGACCAAGTCGAGTCTGTTCTTTCCTACAACCTGAATGATGTTTTGTCTACTCGAAAGTTCTACTTTCTTTGTGCTGAAAAGATTGAGTTTCGCAAAGCCTTCTCAAAAATGTACAAAGCAAACTTCTTAAACAGACCCGATGTTGCAATCGGAGAGGAAATCTTCCTACGATATATCAAAGCAGCAAGTGGATTAGATAAGAAGGATTTGAAAGAAAGAGTAAGATATGACAAGGCGGTATACTTGGAGGATTGTGTAATTCCATACATTAAGTTTCAGAACCGAGAGTTTCAGTATTTGCTGGACTCAATCAAAAGAACTGTAATTACAGATGACACGAAATTCAAGCACACCGTAATTTTTAAGGGCTTTCACTTTCATTATGGAGTAGGTGGTATTCACGGATGTATTCCTGCGGGTAAGTATGAAGCCGATGATGAATATGAAATCATTGACTACGATGTTAAATCTTATTATCCGAACATTGCCATTACGAATAACTTTCATCCAAAGCATATCCCACAGGAAGTTTTCATTGACACTTACAAGAAGATATTCGATGACCGCGTTGAGGCACAGAAAGCAGGAGACGATGTAGTTCAAGCAGGATTAAAACTTGCGTTGAATGGAATCTTCGGTAAGACAGGAGAATCAACAAGTGCATTCTTTGACAGATATTATTTCTATCGAATCACCGTAAATGGACAACTTCTGTTAACCATGCTTGCTGAGGCTTACATGACAAACGTAAAGAATGTTCAACTGTTACAGATTAACACGGATGGTCTTACCGTGAGAGTTCACAAGAATAGCATCACAAGAATCGAGGAGATAAATCAGCGATTTATGAAACTCACAGGATTAATTCTTGAGGATAGCAAATACAAGCAAATGATTATACGAGATGTTAATAATTATTTAGCCGAGTCAATCGAAGGAAAGGTCAAGAAAAAAGGAATCTTTGAGACAGAAAAAGACTGGCATAAAGACAACTCTTACCTCATTGTACCAAAGGCATTAGAGAAATATTTTGTATCAAAAATTCCAATTAAAAATACTATCTTTGAATCACGCAACATTTATGATTTTTTCGGAAGATATAAGGCGACTAAAGGATGGCACGCAGAAGTCCACACGGTTGAGGAAGGCCAAAAGATTATCAAAAATCTTGGTAAAGTTATGCGCTTTCTTCCAACTACAACGGGCGATTCCGTATTCAAACAAAATGTTGACGGACGACTCAATAGCCTTTTGGCAGGAGGATTTGCACGAGAGTGTAATTACTTCGAGGAAAAAGAAAATTGGGAAGACTACCAAATAGATTACAATTTCTTCGGTATCGAATGCAAAAAGATTATCGATGAGATTGAACCACAACAATTAACCTTATTTTAACACTATGAATATCAATACACTAATTGAGTTGTCACACGCAACCGCAAAAGAAAAAGGCTTCTGGGATTCAGGAGAGAGAAACATTTCTGAACTATTACTTTTGGTAATTACAGAAATCGCAGAAGGAACAGAAGCACTCCGCAAAGAACACAAATCAAATCCTGACATTGTGGCCTCACTTTACAATGCCTATGTAGAAGACCCACACCCAATGGATGCTGAGACTTTCAAGCATGAGTTCGAAAATCATGTCAAAAATTCATTCGAGGATGAGATTGCCGACACTGTAATTCGCCTGTTTGACTTGTGTGGTGGACTTGGCATAGATTTGGAAACACACATTCTCCTCAAGATTAACTACAACAAGTTGAGAGGCTACAAACACGGCAAAACATTTTAAACAACAAAAACTATGAATATAAATCACTCTATTTTATCAGACATTGTTATTTGGTCTAAATACGCCAAATACGTACCCGAATTGGGTCGCAGAGAAACCTGGACTGAACTTGTAGACCGCAACAAGGAAATGCACTTGAAGAAGTTTCCTGAGTTGAGTGAGACTATCGAGAAGGCTTACGAATTGGTTTACGACAAAAAGATTCTTCCTTCCATGCGTTCACTTCAGTTTGGGGGCAAGCCAATTGAAGTAAACAACACTCGTTTGTTCAACTGCTCTTACTTGCACATTGATGATTATCGTGCATTCAATGAGACAATGTTTCTTCTTCTTTCGGGTACAGGTGTAGGTTACTCTGTTCAACGCAAACATATCAACGCTTTACCTAAAATCAAAAAAGCTGAGAGAAACAGAAGATACTTAATTGGAGATTCAATCGAAGGATAAAACGCCTGTCCTTCTAAAAGCGGTTTAATTGCTGGAAACTCCTTAAGTTATTATTGCTACAACGTGTCCCGTCTAGGGAGGGCGTGAACGCTAGAAAAAATAATAAATTGGACAATCAGCAGCTAAGTTGTGTAAATATGAAAAATATAAATACAAAAAGTTCAACGACTATCCCGGAAGGGAGTACACACGAAAGTGTGGAAAAGGCCGCATTGTTTAGTTTCTATAAACTTGTAGATCCGATAGATGGAAAAACTAAGTATATAGGCAGAACGGTTAATGTTGGGAATCGTTTACGAAACCACATTTACGAAGCAAAGAAAAATAACAGAAACAAAAGAGAAAGATGGATTATGTATCTTCTGAGGAGGAACAAAATGCCAATACTGAAAGTTATTTATTCTGAAATCTGCACTATAGAAAGAGCTATTTGTCTAGAAAAAATATACGTGACTCTTTATTCTAAATACTACGATCTTAAAAATAGTCCCGACAATTATTTAGGTGCTATGTTGACAGGAACTCCGGTATATCAATATGACCTTAACGGTTTTTTCGTTTCTAAATATGAAAATTCACATCAGGCAAATATAAAAACAGGAGTAAAAGATTGTAATATATTAAGATGTTGTAAAAACATGAATGGTTACGGAACAAAAACAGCAGGAAACTTTTTTTGGTCATTTGAAAAATTTGAAAAATATCCTCATGAATACATCCTTAATTGGAGAAAATTAAAAGGAAAAAAGGTTTTTCAATATGACAAAGAAGGAACTTTGGTGAATTCCTATATTACGGCCCGAGAAGCAGAACGTAAAACAAATATTTCGTTCAAAAAAATCTCAGCCTGTTGCAACGGAAGACAAAAAAGCGCTGGTGGATTTACATGGAAATTCGAACAATAAGATATAGTCTGGCCCTTGCAGAAATGTTTGGGATTAGCATCGGGGCTGATGCTATTAAGGTTTTGATGAAGTCTTACTTTGGTCTTAGTACTTGGAAACCCAACTTCGATTACCGTGCTATCCGTCCAAAAGGTGAGCGATTGATTACTAGTGGCGGTGTAGCCCCGGGACCTGAGCCATTGAAGATGTGCTTGACTCATATTGAGGCTATATTAGACCGCAAACAAGATGGTGAAAAATTAACTTCTGTAGATTGTCACGACATTTTGTGTCACATTGCTGATGCTGTACTAAGCGGTGGTATCCGTAGATCCGCAATGATTTCTTTGTTTGATTACGATGATGAGGATATGTTGACCTGCAAGTTCGGTAATTGGTGGGAACTGAATCCTCAACGCGGTCGTGCCAACAACAGTGCAGTGATTGAAAGAAACGGAGACGTTGATAAACAATCATTCTTGGAACTTTGGAAGAAGGTTGAGTTGAGTAACTCAGGTGAGCCCGGTTTCTATTTCACAAACGATATTGAGATGGGTACCAATCCTTGTTGCTTTACGGGAGATATGAAACTTCTTACGGCAGCCGGAGAAATTTCTTTTGAGGAGTTGTCCAAAGAAGACAGTTGTCAACTATTCAATGTTAAAGGAGAAATCGTTGAGGGTAGAGTCTGGGAAACAGGGGAGAAAGATGTTATTGAATTAGAATTTAGAGACGGAAAAGTAATTACCTGTACTCCAGACCACAGATTTTTAACCAGCGATGGAGAAGAGGTTCTTGCTGCTGATACGAAAGGTAAAAGACTAATGCCTTTCCTTGTTCCAAATAGAGAAATTGATGAGTTTGTAAAGCTTGGGTTTATTCAAGGAGATGCCGCAACAGGAAGGCTGGCATCAAATGCTCACAAGGGCTTAGAAATCTTCTTCGGAGATAAAGACAAAGAGGTTGCTGAAATTTTTGGTTTTGATGATTATGGGAAACAATATGTTAATGGATTTAATGATAGACTTGTTCAAATAGGAATGTCATCCAAAACACTTCCTGAGCGATCTCTGCCGTCAGAATTCAAAAACTTTACCCAACAGGAAAAGAAAATGTTCCTGAAAGGTATGTATTCTGCAAACGGGTGTGTTATTACCACTTCTAGAGTTGCGTACAAAACAACCTGTAAAGATTTAGCAGAACGTCTATTGAGTGTTCTTCAAGAATTTGGTCTTGCTCCTTACATCACAACCAACAAGGCAAAAGTGGTCAAATTTTCCAATGGAAATTATGAGTGTAAAGAGTCTTACGATATCAATCTAGGAAGGTACAAAGATATATTGTGGTTCGCCAACAATATTGGTTTTGTTCAAGAATACAAAATTGAATCTTTGATCAAAATGATTAAAAAAAGAGCAACTCCGGTATCAAGAATTGTCAAAATTGGAAAGTGGAAAGTTTACGATTTTAATCTCGATGACGATACACATTGGGGAGTTGTAAACGGTGTCATCGCACACAACTGCGAGATTGCCCTCAATTCATTTCAGTTCTGTAACTTGGTAGAAGTCAATGCTTCTGATGTCGCAGACCAAGAAGATTTCAACTCTCGTGTTTTCTATGCTGCTGTCATTGGAACTTTGCAGGCATCTTACACAGATTTCCACTACCTGCGTAGTGTGTGGAAGAAGACTACAGAGGCTGAGGCCCTATTGGGAATCGGTATGACAGGTATTGCAAGTGGAGCAGTTTTGAAATTAGATTTGGCTGAGGCTGCTGGAGTTGCTGCTAGAGCAAATGAGTGGATGTCTGAGATGATTGGAATCAATCCTGCTGCTCGTATCACCTGCGTTAAACCTTCAGGAACTTCTTCTTTGGTTCTCGGTACATCATCGGGTGTACATGCTTGGCACGATGAGTATTACATCCGTAGAATTCGTGTAGGTAAGAATGAGGCAATGTACACTTACTTGTCATTGTATCATCCTGAATTACTTGAAGATGATGTAATGAAGCCTCAATCTCAAGCAGTTATTTCTATTCCTGTGGCTGCACCCAAGGGAGCGATTACGAGAAGTTCTGAGACCGCACTTTCGTTTTTAGAAAGAGTAAAGTACTTACATCAGAATTGGATTCAACCTGGGCACAATTTCGGTAACAATACACACAACGTAAGTGCAACGGTAACCATCAAGCAAGATGAGTGGGCAGAAGTAGGTGAGTGGTTGTGGGAGAATCAAAACTTCTACAACGGTCTTTCATTCCTTCCTGAAGATTTGGGCTCGTACCAACAGACTCCATTTGAAACAATCGATGAGGCTACGTACTTGGAACTATCTAAGAACTTGCACGCCATCAATGTCGCAAATATTGTAGAGATCGGAGACAATACAAATCTTAGTGAGAACCTCGCATGTAGCGGAGGTAACTGTGAAATATCATAACTTAAAAACATGAATAAATTATTTTTTTACGATTTAGAAACAACAGGAGTAAAATTCTGGAAGAACGGAATCCACCAAATCTCAGGTAAAATTGTGATTGACGGTGAGACAAAAGAAACATTTAACTTCAAAGTTCAACCACACAAAGATGCAATCATTGAAGATGAGGCACTTGCTGTAGGAGGAATCACTCGTGAGGATTTGGCAAACTACAAACCGATGCATGAAGTTTATTCTGAATTAATTGCCATCTTGTCAAAATATGTAGACAAGTACAATAAAACAGATAAGTTTCATTTGGTTGGATACAACAATGCATCTTTTGATAATCAATTCTTTCGAGCATTCTTTACTCAAATGGGAGATAATTACTTTGGTTCTTGGTTTTGGGCCGATACTCACGATGTAATGGTTATGGCTTCGGTCTACCTTGCTTCGTCTCGAGCTAAGATGCCAAACTTTAAATTGTCTACAGTTGCCAAAGAGTTTGACATTGATGTTTTAGATGAGAGTCTTCATGATGCTCTCTATGATATTGAGTTGACAGAACAAATCTACAACGAAATATTACACGGCTAAAAGAATTGATGTCTATTTTACACTTGGGGTGGCTTCGGCTGCCCTTTTTGTTTATCTGAGGCCTCAGTCTTATAACTTGCCAAATCGTGTTATTTTTATGTGTTTTGGCAACTTATAGGTTTATGATTTATAGTTTATAGTAAACTTATAAGTATAAATCTTATATTTGCACTATGAAAAACTTATTTATTATCGCAATGACCATTATGGTAATCTCTTGCGGTACACCAAAGAAAAGATATGACCGATTTATACGTAAATATCCGTATTTAGTCGAAATCGATACGGTAATTGTAAAGGATACAATCATCAAAGAAGTTAAGGTTCCTGTACCCGAATACAGAGATTCGTTCATTATTGAGCACGATACAATCATCGAAACCAAAAAGCTAATCATCGAAAAGAAAGGCAACTTCTTCGGTGTAACAGTTAAACCTGATACCATAACTTACAGAGATACAATACCTTACGAAGTAAAGGTTCCTGGTAAGGTTTACACCAAGCACGTCATCAACTGGTGGTACTTGCTTATTTCATTTTTAATAGGTATTATTGCAACACTATTTCTAAAGACTAAAATATGAAAAGCACAAAGCAGGATATAGTATTAAGCTATATCGCTCAGTTCCCTGATTTGCCGAATAAGTTGCTCGCAGAGTTACTTTTCACAAAAGAGGAAGGATTATTTATGACTTCGGAGTCTGCACGTAAGATGATTCGTTACTACAAAGGAGCCAACGGTAATAAATCTAGGAAATCTGCAATCAATGCAGGACACTTTGAACAACCTACCATTTCTACCATTCAAGAAGGTTTGAAGAAGTTGGGAGTAATTTCGAAGTCTGAGGCCCCAGAACACGTTCAGTTAGGAGAAGGAAAGTACTTAATTCTTTCTGATATCCACATTCCTTTCCAAGATGATAAGGCTCTTGCTTGTGCTTTGGAATTTGGAGTAGCTAATGGTGCTACACATATCATTTTGAATGGTGACTTATTGGATATGTACGAAGCGTCCAAATACGAAAAGGAAATCAAAAGACCCAAGATTTCAGAGGAGTTAGAAATGACTAGAAACTTTTTGTCTTATCTGAGAGAACTGTTTCCAACGCAAGCAATTTTCTATAAGTTTGGCAACCACTGTGAGCGCATGCGTCATTATGTTTTGAGAAATGCTAGAGAAATGGCTGATATTGAAGACATATCTCTTGAAAACTTATTACGTTTAGAACATTTTAGGATTATTCCAGTAGGTAGAGAAATGATTAAAATAGGTAAGTTGACAGTCCTTCATGGTCACGAGTTAGCTGAGTCTGTTTTTAGTCCCGTAAACGCAGCAAGAGGTATGTTTATTAGAGCCAAAACTTCAGTTATCTTTGGCCACAACCATCAAATAAGTCACCACTCCGAAAGTAATCTTCACGGAGAACAAGTTGGTGTTTGGTCAATGGGTTGTTTGTGTGAATTAACTCCAGGATACCGACCATATGGTTATCTTCGTTGGTCACACGGATTTGCTTTTGTTGATGTCAATAGTGACGGAACATTCCACGTAAACAACATGAAAATTTTAGACGGCAAAATTCTATAAATATGAAAGACAACATTAACCCATCACACTATAAGCAAGGAAAAGTTGAATGTATCGAGGCTCTTGAGGCAGCAACTGTAAACAAGACCGGATTGGATGCAATCTGTACCGCCAATATAATTAAATACTTGTGGCGTTGTGAAGAAAAGGGTGGAGTAGAAGACTTGAAGAAAGCCCAATGGTATCTTCAGAAAATGATTGAGCATAACACACCGAAGGAATTTATACATCCTGATGCAGTGTACGCTAAAGAACCCCAAAAGGTTACTTCATTCACACAAGATCCTCTATGGTCTAAGTTATGAAACTCTACGTCTATTGGACATATACAAGACCCGAAGATAGATTAGTTGCTACTGAGGTCTTGGAGTATGCTCGTAAGAAACCAAAACTCGATACTACTACTTATCATGTAGGAGGATTGGGACATAAAGAAGACTTGTTTACTCACTTTCTTGATAGAGAAGGTAAAATTCATGTTCTGAGGCCTCAGACCGAGATTCACCTCGCAATACATGGAGGAGTAAATGGAGATTATAAGTACGTGAGCAACCCTTCAGTAGCACAACTACACTCATTGGCAAACCTTTTCAAGCTGGTTAAGTCTTTGAAGTGGGAGATACTCGAAGGAGATATGCTTGAATTTGATTTGGAATTTTGGAAAACAGCAATAAACCTATGGCGAATATAAACAAAGAAGTAAAAGAACTCGAAAAACTTTTCAGTTGGTGGGAATTCTATGAGCAGACTCAAAACGATGAGGCTAAAAACAAAGCACAAAAGCAGATAGAAAGCCAAAAGAAAAAGATAAAGTCTATCAAAGATGGAAAAACTCCAAAAGTTCCTAAAGGAAAATAAAATATCTGAGGCAGATGCTATCGAAAGAATAAGATTACAGGACACAGATCCTGCTAAAGATTTCTATTCTACGCTGGTATCTGCCTCAAAACAGTTAATGGATGCAGTAAAGGACAAGACCCTCAATCTCGATGACGATTATCAGAAGGGTCTTTTCCAACTGTTACAGGCTGGGGATAAGATTAATAAGTCATTGAAATTGGCTAAGTTAGAAGCATATCCCGAAAAGGAAGTAGTTGATGACAGCGTGTCATTTTTGGATAGAATGTCGTCTGCTAAACGTGTATAGTTGAGATGATTGAGATTATAGAAAACAAGAAACTACCTAAGTTTGAATATAACGAATGGTTTAGTAAATACGGATTAGACCCCCACTCAACAAATAAAGAAAAGGATATTTGGTGGGGAAATGAAATGGAGAATTGGCACGAAGGAAAGTTTGGTCTAACTGGCATTCACTATTTTGCACTGACACAGTGTATGATTAAAGATGCCAGAGGGTTCAGAAAACGTCCTATTTGGAGAGATGTAGACGAATTGATTTACGAGGCTTACATAAATGCTAGAAATACAAATCATGACTTGTTTGTAACGAAGAGACGTGAGATTGGTCTTTCGTTAATCTTCGGTGGAGTTGCCCCAATGTGGATTGCACTTACAAACCCGGGATCTACTTCATTGATTACCAGTGCAGATAAAACTCGTTTGGAAACTCTATTCAAAGAAAAAACAAGAATTATTTATGATAATCTGAATCCTTATATCAAGCCCGATATCATTTCAACTCGTCAGGTTGGATATTTGCACATGGGAGTAAAAGACCAAAAGACAGGTGAGATTAGCGGATTGGATTCTCAGATTATAACAAGAGAAACACAAGATACTCCAACTGCATTAGAAGCCTACCGTGCGATGCACGTATTGATTGATGAGTGTATGTTGCACAGCAAAGCTGATCAGGTTTATAAGTCGGCTCAAGCAAGCGTTAAGTCTGGTTTTATCAAGGTGGCACCAATCGTCATTGGAGGAAGCGCAGGAGAATCAACTAGTGTGGGACAGAAACTCGCAAACAATCTTTGGAAGAATGCAGAGAACCTAAATCTATTAACTGTATTTCTTCCTGGAAATATGGGTATTATGGAAGCCCCTGAGATTGACGGAGATGGTAGAGAGACAGGAAAGATTCTGAATTTCTGCCCCAATGGATACTCTGATATTGAAGGTGCTACTGAATGGATCAATAAAACCCGTGAGAAGTTAGATAAGATTGAGGATAAGTCATTCTTGAACTCATTTATTAAACAGTATCCATTAGATATTAATGAGGTGTTTTCTTCTACCTCTCATGGTGCTTTGCCTGTGGATGTTATTCATAAATTGAATCAGCAGGAAAGGATTATTTTATCTGAGCCCCCACCGATTGAAAAATGTATGATTTACAAAGACATCAGCGGAGAACTTCAGGTAAAGCCAGACAAAGAAGGAAAGTTCACACTACTTGAGAGATACAATCCCAACCACAAATACATAGCAGGGATGGACCCGATTCCATTTATCTCTTCTAAACTGGGAGATGGCTCTGATAACTGTATAGCAATCAAGAACTTAGACACCAATACATACGTTGCGTTCTACAAAGAAAGAGCAGCAGATCCAGATTTGATTATGACAAACAACATCAATCTACAGGATTATTTTGGTGGTGCTAAAGTAATGATTGAGATTAACCGAGGTGGTGTTATCTTGGATACTTATCGAACAAACAATCGCCAAGACTTATTGGCTCCTTCTCCTAGAAACTTGGGTAAGACATTCTTGAGTAAAGACAGACCTTATGGTTGGTATAAGAATGACCACACAGCAGAGAGAGCAAATGCCTATTTGATTGATTATTTGAGGAAAAACTTTGAGTCTGTTTATATAATGCAGATAATCGAAGAGGCAAAGGTCTACATTACAGAGAACACGGATTTATTGGATGCTATTGTTGGTTGTGAAATCTACCACAAAGATCTAATGGAAAAACTCAAGAAGAAAGTTGAGGCTGCCCCACAAAAGAAAACAATTCCGATGATAGTGTATCAGAATGGAAAGGCTATGAAAGTTTGGAGGGAAATTAGTATTGGGTAATTATTTTTTGGTAGACTTGCCATTAGAACCATTACGACTTTTGTTGCGTTTTGCGCTTTCGATTACCATCTTTCCTGACTTGGTATGAGATAAATTTGTACCTGCGGCTGCACGCTTGCCATAAATACCTCTTTTGCGGGCCTCTGCGTTGAGTTCTTGACGATATGCTACCTTGCCCTTCTGATATTCTTTATCGTAGCTGTAATCACGTCCTGTGGCTTTATTTGAAGCTGGTCTTTTATTCTTACCTACGATTTTGTTTTTCATCTTTCTTTTCGATTATTTCTCCAACTATGTAGGAGATTCCTATTGTAAAGGTAACAAATAATAACCCAAATAGGAAGCCGCTCATCATCGTCCTTGACCTTTGTATTTTTTCTTGTAATTCTTTGAGGTTTTCAAAGATGAGTTCTTCTTCTTGGAAACAACACCCGGCCTTTTAATGGATGCCTTGGGTTTCCACTTGGCAAGTTCTTTATTTGCTTTTACTTTAGCCATTGCTTTGTCTTTCTTCTTTTTTGGCTTGTCGATAATTTCTCATGGCTTCCCTGCGATTTTTGCCCTTTTTCCATGATCCTGCTGCAAATCTCTCTGCTCTCCTTTTGCTTTTAAATCCAATGACTTCTCCACGCTTTTTTGCTTCTAAATATGCTGCATTTCCTTGACCTCCCAAATCTTTCCATGATCCATCTTTTTCTGGAAATATCGTAGGATTTACTTGATATTTATATTTTCCGTCACCTTCTCCCCATTCCATAACATGAGTACTTTGTCCACCATCAGCGTTTTTTCTGCTTGTGGTTCTCATTTTTCTGGCTGCCTGTTTTCTTTTTGAGATAATAACTCCCTGTGAGTCTCTTTTGGGAGGAGTCATTTTATCTTTTAGATAACCCGAAACAGCATTTGCTATTTTTACTTTGGCTGCCATAAATATAATCTAAACCACTCGAAATCTTCTTTTCCACCTTCTTCAACGTAGTTCAAATAAGCCTCATAGATCGGGCCTCCGAAACTAACTTCTTGAAATGAGGTGTCAATGTTATTACCAATCATCTTAACTTGGTAGAATTCAACCTTCTGTTCAATCACTTCCATTGCCTTCACCACTTCCTCTGCCTTTGCCTTAGCAACTACAACCGCTTCTTTGAGTTCTGCTTTTTCCTCGACCTTTTGTGCAACAAGTGCTGCACTTTTCTTTTGGGCAACTTGTGTTACTTCTGAGGCCAATGCCAAATTCTTCTGAATCTTAGCAAGCATTACATCAATTTCATCAACTGGCGGAGTAACAACTGCACCAACCGGAAATGCGATTTCAATCATTAATAAGAATACACAGAAAGCAACGATGAGAGTTCTCATAGTTTTTTTACGGCATTGATTATACGAAGTTCTGTTATAGCAGCAGCAAGTGCACTATCGCTCTTCTTCAAAGCAGCGCCCATCTTATCTACCTTGAGCTCAAGAGCGTCAATCTTTTTATTAGATTTTTCAATCTGGTCAAGATAGCTTGTCTTACCGTCATAATAGAGATAGCTAACAGCCACAAGCATACAAAAAGCAACGGCAGTAACTGGTTGTTTACGAAACTCATCAAACGAAATTGGAAAAGATTTAACTTTAGGAGCACTCATTCTTTTATTTTCTTGTAATAATAAATGATTGCCATAATACCCGATACACATCCGATCAGTCCTACGACAACAGCCACAACAGGCTGCCAAGCAGTTGCAATAGAGATAAGGGCTGAGGCCCCAGTCATAATCGTCAGCCCATCGGCTGTGGAATCAGTTTGTTGGATCATTTCTTTTTCTTGGTTAAGGATTTCCACATTTGTTTGGCAGCAGTAGCCTTACCAATTGCGGTGGCTTTTGCAGCAGACATCCCTTTTTTCTTATAAGAGGCAGCAACTTTACTGGCAACAGTTTTAAACTCCTTACCTTTGCCTTGGAGATCTTTGCCGGCAACTGCTTTCTTAACAATAGCAGAACGCTGTTTCTTAGTTCCGTATGCCATTAGTTTCCGTAGATAAAAGGTTTTTTAGCTGGCTTTTTAGCAACTGCCTTTTTCTTTGAAGCAGCATACATCATCTTTTCTTTGGCTTCAACTTTCTTTCCCTCTTTCTTTTCGTGTTTCATTTCAGCCTTCTTAGAAGCATACTTTTCCATACCACCGTACTCAGAAATCTTCTTAGTAGCGGTCTTCTTTATTGGTTTTTTCATGATTAAAATCCTCCTTCATTATTACGTCCTTGTGGCGAACACAAGTTATTACCTTTACCTCCAGGGATACATTTAGATGCCTGCTTAGATTTCTTTTTGTTCTGCTTACGCATTTCTTCCATTGTCTTTGGTTTAGATTTCAAATCTGCGTAATATTCTTTGGCCAATTTCTTCCGTGCTCTTCCTTGCAAACCAGTATTCAAATTTTCGCTGATTGTGCGAACAGCTTTTCTTTTGCTTCCGGGCAAGTTTTCACCTTTGAATTTAGGAGCACTAGGACTGCTTATATTACGTTCGTAAATTCTTTTAGCACGCTCTGCTCGTCTTGCACTTTGACGACCTTGACGCTTTACATAACCAAGAGTATTATCATCTTGCATATCACCTCTACGAGCAGCAACACTCGCACTAATAGCACGACCTTCTTGCTTTACCAAGGTACCTGCTGATTTTGCTTTTGCACCTGCGACTGCTTTGGTTTTGTTTACACGAGCCTTGACCTTTTGCATCAGGGGTCCGGGAGTCTTTTTAGTAGCCATTATGGTTTTCTTTTAGTTGGGATGTAAGATTTACCTGTCAAACGTCTTTTGGTATTAATCATATCAGCAGCTGCACCAAGCATAGTGGCACCCATACCTGCGATTTTAGTCTTTACCTCTTTACGTTTTTTAGCAGCACCAGTAGCACTCAAAGGAGCTTTGGCCTTGATTGCCTGTTTCATACTTTCCTTTTTAGTAGCAGGACCTACTACAGGAGGTTTTTCACCATATTTAGATGCCATCTTCTTAGAACCTGTGCTTGACATCTTGCTTGGTTTAGTTACTTTTGATGGAGCCACCTTTCCGGTACTTTTTATCGGTTTCTTAGGCATCATTATTTTTTTATTTTGGATTGTCCAACATATTTTTTTGGTGCACCTTTAGGTTTAAGGTTTTCTGCACCGGCAGCTTTACCCTTAATCTTGTTGTAGGCAGCAAGACTGTCTTGATAAGAAGCAGTACGAGGTTCAATTCTGTACACAGGGTTTCCTGCTGGAGGAGTACCGGGTTTAGTTGTTTCGGCAATTCTTTTTTGCATGCCTTGGTAGTTTAGTGTTTTATTTTTTGCCATTGTTTGTTGGTTTATTCTTTGATACTTTAACCTTACCGCTTTGCTTGGTAGGTTTTGAGTTGTTGTGTTCTAGCTTTTTGGCTACAAAGTTGCAGTTATACATATTAACATTTCCATCTTTTACGAGCCTGTCTCAGACGAGAATTTGGATCTGAGGCCGCCTTTGGGAACATTTTCATTTGACCAGCACTACGAGCACAAAATGATTTGCGTCTCTTAGCGTCTGCACTTCCTGCCTTTACCTTACCAGTAACGGCTGTCTTTAATTTACTTCCGGGGTTTGCTCTGCGATATGCAGCAACACCTTTAGCCGTCATACCTGCACCTTTCTTGGTGGGGAGGTAATTGGCATTTTTACCTTTGGTGGTTTTCGGTATGGGCTTATCCTTCGCCATTCTTCTTTTTGAAAATCTTATTAGCGGCTCCGAGACCCAATGCACCAAATGCAAGGGCGGTTACACACTCTACTAAAATGGCAGCAGGTGCAGTATGTTCTTCGGAAAAAGAATTGTGATACATAGTAACACACAAAGCAACAGCACACAAGATGCCTACGAAACGGTTTGCAGAAAACTTGCCGTGCTCGTCTTTGAATATTTCGAAGAATTTCATAACTTTATTTAATTACTAAGTTACTTAATTTTATTTAATTTTCCAATGGTTTACAATGTGGCGAATCGGGATTGAAAGAACAAAAACGATTAAGGTAGAGTGAATCGCACCCACTGTACGTGTGTACGCCAATTGGATTTGGAAAAACCTCTTTTGTGGCGAATGACTCTAACGGCTCATCGTTCCAAAGAATATCAACGGCATACAACGGGGAAAGGTCGGTGCAGTTGCCCTCTTCATCGTGAGCAAGGCAGATTTGTCCTATTTCAACGATGGCGCAGTTTACGGGGTTGCCTTCCGTGTCCGTTATTTGGGCTTTGTATGTTGCCCATTCGGTGGGGTTGGTGAATTGATATTTGCAAAAGGTCATTGTTTAGGTTGTTAGGGTTGTGCAATCAGTATCGGAAAGGGGTGTTGGGAAAAGTGCCATTTGTTGGATGAATAAAGGCACTTCTGCAATACCCAGTAGATATTGTATAGTTGTTGGGTCAATAGTCAAGCCCGTATAAGATGCAAATACTGAACCATTAACAAATACTTTCAATGTGGTTGTAGTAAATGCAAATGCCACTTTTACATTGTCCGTTGATGTAGTTCCTATGTTGGTAAAAGTTCCCGAAATCCAACTATATAAAAATAAACGACTTGCAGAACCAACAGAACCAATGCCAAATGTCAATGTACTTGCACCCACAGTATTGCTTGAAATAAATAATGTAGGATAGCCCGAAACTCTTGGATATGCAATGTTGTTTTTCAACTCCACAAACCAAGTACCCCCACTCGCTGAAATCAAACCATTGGTGTAGATGTTTGAACGGCTGAAAGAATCTGCAACACGGGTGGCGGTGGCTGATGTTGTTGGTATGTAGGTGGTGGGGTATGCGCC